GGTAAACGCGACGACCTCGTTCTTTTTCTAGTCATAAACGTTCTCTATATGTTCCGTATATGTTGCCTTATATTTGCCTTGGTGTTAATCTTTCCCGCATGGAAATTACTATGAGCATCCGCTAGGTGGCGGGTCAGCGTACAATTGCCACTCACCTTGACCTTTCGTTGTCACGGGTACAGCAGTTGCAAGCAGAGGGCGTTATTACTAAGAGGGCAGAGCTTGACGTTGCACGGGTTGAGTATATTCGTCACCTCCGAGAACGGGCGCAGTTACGGCATAAAGCCACCCAAGATATTAACGAAGAACGCGCACGACTTATCCACCATCAGGCCAACATAGAGTCCATGAAGGAGGAGGAGAAAGTCGGCAACCTTATCTCTGCTGATGAAGTTGAATCCAGTTGGACGGGAATGGCTATGTCTATGCGAGCCAAAATGCTAGGTATTCCAAAGAAAGTTGCCTCTACCGCTCTAGGCGTTACAGACTATACAGAGATGGAGGACTTGGTGGATGAGTATGTCAAAGAAGCCCTTGACGAACTATCAGCAGACCCTAAAGGAGATTAGCGAGAGAGTATTTTCTCGGCTAAAGCCTCCCCCTAACCTCTCTGTTAGTGAGTGGGCGGATGCGTACCGTCATCTCTCTCCAGAGGCCAGTGCCGAACCCGGCATTTGGCGTACAGCAAGGGCTGAATATCAGCGCGGCATATTGGATGCCATTAGTGACAGATCAATTGAGACTATAGTTGTTATGTCCTCGGCTCAGGTAGGCAAGACTGAGCTAACTCTGAACATGATTGGCTATTATGTTCATCAAGACCCCAGCCCTATGCTGATTATTCAGCCGACTCTGGAGATGGGTAATACATTCAGCAAGGATCGTCTGGCACCGATGGTGCGAGACACCCCTGTATTAAAAGGGCTGATTGTTGATTCAAAGTCTAGGGATTCGGGCAATACAATCCTGAAAAAAGGGTTTCCGGGTGGCCACCTGACGATAGCTGGCTCCAATTCTCCTGCTTCATTGGCAAGTAGGCCGGTCAGAATATGCGTATTTGACGAGACTGACCGATTCCCTGTTTCGGCAGGGGCAGAGGGTGATCCAATTATGCTGGGGTCAAAGCGTACTACCACTTTTCACAACAGAAAGATCATTATGGTGTCTACCCCCACCGTCAAAGGGATGTCCAGAATAGAGACTGCTTATGAGAACTCGGACAAGCGTGTATTCAAGGTACATTGCCCTCACTGTGACGAGCCTCAGCAGTTAAAGTGGAGTAACGTTAAGTGGGATGAGGGCAAGCCGCAGAATGCCTATTATGTTTGTGATGAGTGTGGGTCAATTATTGACCACAGCGAAAAGCCGGTAATGTTGCGTAATGGTTATTGGGAGATTACAGGTGATCCGGGCAAAGTGGCCGGGTTCCATCTTTCGGAATTGTACTCTCCTTGGCGGACTTGGGGTGATACAGCTACCGATTTCCTGTTTGCGAAGAAGAATAAGGATACTTTGCAGGTTTGGATCAATACGGCGCTAGGCGAAACATGGGAAGAAGATGAAGGAGACGGCGTGGAATATGAATATATTTACACTAAGAGGGAAGAGTATGAGTTTGATCCTGTCCCTGAAGGCGTACTGGTGGTCACTGCGGGCGTTGATGTACAGGGTGATCGTCTGGAATGCGAAATCCTTGGAACGGGACTCCAAGAAGAAACTTGGTCATTAGGGTATCACGTTATTCCGGGTGATCCGGCACTGACGACCACATGGGAAGCACTGGATGATGTCCTGAATCGCAGGTTTAGCCACCCTTCGGGCATATCATTGAGCGTGGCGGCGAGCTGTATTGATAGTGGTGGTCATCATACGCAAGCTGTGTATGACTATACTCGCAGGCACGCCAATAGATTCGCTGTTAAAGGGCAGTCTCAGGCCGGGAAGCCCCTGATTGGCAAGCCTACCCGGACAAACAAGGGTAGGATAGCCCTTTATCCGCTAGGGGTAGATGCGGCGAAGGATTTGATCTTTTCTCGGCTCAAGATTGATGAATTTGGCGCTGGATATTGTCATTTTCCCATGAGCTATGACAAAAACTATTTTATGGGGCTGTGTTCGGAGAAGAAGGTGAAGAAGTTTGTTAAGGGTATAGCCAAAATGGAGTGGAAAAAGGTTCGTACCCGCAATGAGCCGCTGGATTTGAGGGTTTATGCCCTTGCTGCATTCCGGCTACTTAATGCGAACATGAAAAAGATCAGTAAAAAGATCAATGGTGAGCCGGAAGAAGTACAGGAGCCGGCTGAGGGGGAGGTTCATATTATGGAGCAGGAGCAGGCACTGGTTCCGCCCCAGATCAAGAAGATCAGAAGGCCAGCTAGAAGGAAAAAAGCTGGGGGGTTTGCTAAGAGGTGGTAAAAACTTGACAAAGCCAAAAAACGCAGTTTCAGTTGTGTAAATGGCGAATTTATTTGATACAGCAAATTATCCGACAACTGAACCCTACTCGTTTGTGGCGGGGGACAGGATTGCGTGGAAACGTACTGATCTAGGCTCGGATTACAGCAATAGTTCCTATACTCTCACTTATGAGGCTCGCTTAGAGGCGGCTGGCGGTACAGCGTTTACGATTACCGCAGCAGCAGATGGAAGCGACTATAAAGTAGAGGTTGGCTCCTCAACTACCGAAGATTATGATGCTGGCACCTATCATTGGTCAGCATTTATTACCCGCGACTCAGATTCAGAGCGTATTCAGATTGATTCTGGAACATTCAAGGTAGAGGCGAACAAAAAGACCTCTGTCACTGATCCGCGCACTCATGTCAAGAAGGTACTAGACGCTATTGAGGGCGTTATTGAGGGTCGTGCCTCCAAAGATCAAGAGAACCTGACTGTTGAGGGGATGACGCTAGTTCGTACCCCCATTGAGGACTTGTTGGTACTCTACTCCAAGTATAAGGCTATGTATGTTCAGGAAAAACGTGCAGAAAGAATGCGGAATGGCAAAAAACATTCCGGTAAGATTTATACGAGGTTTCAGTAATGTGGCCTTTTAGTGTGCCTAGCGCCCCAGTAAAGCGCAAGAAAGCTACCCGCAAGATCAATGTTCGTGGATTCGCGGCTTCGGCTGACGAGCATTTCCTTGCTGATTTCAAAGGCACATCAATGTCTATTGATGCAGAACTTGCCAGTGGACTGCGAAAGATGCGGATGCGTTCTCGGACTCTATCACAAGACAATGATTATGCTCGGAAATTCCTGAGTATGGTTAAATCTAATGTGGTTGGGGCATCCGGCTTTACTTTGCAGGGCAGAACGAAAAAGTCTGACGGCGAACTGGATCAGGCAGATAATGCCTATCTGGAGAAGTCATTTAAGACTTGGGGGCGCAAAGAGAGCTGCACAATGAGCAAGCGCCTCTCTTGGTGCGATGTTCAGAATCTCTTTATTGAAACAGTTGCCAGAGATGGTGAGGCTCTTTGTCTTATTCATTATGGCAAGAATCTGGCATACGGAATGTCAATACAGATGGTAGATATTGACCTACTGGATGAGGCGTATAACCGCAAGCTGGATAATGGCAATCAAATCCGTATGGGCGTAGAGCAGGATCAATATGGCGCACCAGTGGCGTATCACCTGTTTTCCGAGCATCCGGGCGACGATTCTGTTTATTCGTATCAGCAGAAAAACTATGTACGTATTCCGGCTGATAGAGTGATTCATGCTTTCCGGTCTGAGCGTCCGGGGCAGAGTAGGGGCATCCCTTGGATGCACACAGCTATTCGCAGACTTAATATGCTTGGCGGGATGGAAGAGGCTGAACTTGTCGCCTCCAGAGTTGCGGCCAGTAAAATGGGTTTCTTCACCTCTCCTGATGGCGATGGGTACGTGGGAGATGACGAGGAAGAAGAGGAAGGCGCTCTGATCTCTGATGCGGAGCCGGGTGTGTTTGAGCAGTTGCCAGAGGGTGTGAACTTTCAGGCATTTGATCCACAACATCCATCCACGGCATTTGATG